CAGCGAAACGATCATTGCCATTAAGTTGTAATAGACAATTGGTTAAAGGATTTTTACCATCGATATCATTATAAGTATTTAGTTTTGTATCTGCTGTATTATCTTCAGTTATGACAATATTATCAGTAGTGGTATAATTGTACCAGCAATTGTAACCACTGTTTTTAGATACCCATATAAGCTCCTTGCAAGGGTGATTGAAGTTAAGTTTGTATCTATTGTTTCCACTTGATGAAATATTTTCTTGACCAGTGAATTGTAATTGTTCGATTAAATACTCGTGGGAAAGTTGAGCAAAACGTCTGCGTTCATCAGTATCAAGGAATATGTAATCAATCCATAATGATGCATCTAAATTTGCACTAATGCTAGTAGCATTGGAATAATGAACACAATTAGCCATAGTATCGAATAATATTTTGAATTTAACTTCATGATATTGAAGAGCTATAAGGGGAAGAGCTAAACCAACATTGCGACAGAACCAGAATTCAAGAGGGATGTATAACATAGTTGTATCAACGGCGCTAAGATCATCACCATTAGCACCAACCATATTTTCATATCCTTGTTTCTTACCCATAGGAAGGGAAAGTTCGTTCCAGATATACATCCAATCAGAATAATGTTTATCTATTTGTTGTCCACCAATTTCAACAACAACCTCTTTTAGTAAACGAAGACCATAGTAATTAACATATCGAGGGTCTGCACCATCTGTTACTGCAGTTCCTTTATATTCGGGTATTTTAGGGACATTAACTTGGAGATAAGCTCTATTGATTAAATCACCATTACGGGAAACTGTAACTGATATTTGAGATCCATAATTAGAAATTCCATTGAAAGTTTGTTGGATAGATTCTATCGCAAAATTGGTATGTCTACGGTAAACAACTTTGAAAAAGGTAATTTGAGGATTACCAGTTAAATAAACATCTTGAGCGCCATAAGCGACTAATTGAAGAAGACCACCACCCATTTTATTGTTATATTCTTTATACTATAATAGAAGAAAAAAAAAGAGAAATATTGTTTTCATATTACTTAAGAATGTATTTGTAAATATTATTTATAAATTAATGTTTAAAGAAAAGACTTCAAAGAAACGAATACATGTTTCGGAAAATGATAAAAAACTTTTTACATTAGATGTTATGCATAGTAAAATGATTGAAAAATTTCAACAACACAACGATGAATTACATGCACAACAAATATATTTAAATGAAATGAAAAATAATCAAAAAGAAATAGAATGTTATATTTTGAATACCGATTGTGAAGATGAAAATTATACTGAAATATGGGGATCTAATATTTATTTAAAGGAGAAAATACAAAATACTGAAAAACATATCAAAAAAATAAAAGATTCTAATAATGAATTGGAATATTATACTGATACAAGTGATATTTTATTTAATTACTATGACTTGATTGAAAAACAATCTAAAAAAAAGCAAATTAAACAAATTATTAAACCAACTAATAAAACTATATTAGATGCCCTTAACAATATTAATACAACTGATAAAGAAATTACTGAAAATTGTAATTTAGAAACTGATGTTAAAATAAAAGATAAAAGTGATTTAGTTGATGAATATTTAAATATTACAAATAAAAATTATATCAAAAAAACTGATCATAACGAGTTAGAAAATTGTAAAATATGCAAGGAACCAATGACTTGTTTTCAACACGAAGCTATTATTATTTGTGAAAAATGTGGTTTCCAAGAATTACTTCTTGTTGAACAAAATAGACCTATTTTAAAACAGAATATAAAAGATACATCTCATTTTAGTTACAAAAGAATAAATCATTTTCGTGAATGGTGCAACCAAGTACAGGGAAAAGAAAGTACAGATATTCCTAACGAAATATTTGAGAAAATTTTGAATGAGATTAAAAAAGAAAAAATAACCAATACGAAAAAAATTACTTATTCCAAAATGAGAGAAATATTGAAAAGACTTCGTATTAATAAATATTATGAACATATCAATTACATTATTAATCGTATTAATGGTATTCCTACACCGCATTTTTCTGCCGAATTGGAAGAAAAATTATTTATTATGTTCCGAGATATACAAGGTCCTTTTTTGAAACATTGTCCCAAAGATCGAAAAAATTTCTTATCATATAGTTATGTTTTGTATAAGTTTTTTCAAATATTAGGTCTGAATGAATATCTTAGCTATTTTCCATTATTGAAAAGTAGAGAAAAATTATATGTTCAAGATCAAATATGGAAAAAGATTTGTGAAGACTTAAATTATGAATTTCATCCTTCTCCATTGTTATAATTTAAATTCACGGGAAACCCATTAATTTAAATCCTACACCTAAACCAGTTCCCTGTCTGGCACCACTTGATATGGCAGGGGCAAGAATGTCTAAAATCGAAAATACAGCAGCGGCTGTTAATGCAATTATCATTATTTCTTGCGCAGATGGTTGAGGGTTGGTTATGAAATATGTTACTAAACCAACTGATAAACCTTCAAGTAAGTATTTTATTAATCTTACAATCGCTTCATTTATATCTAATGAATACTCCATGATATCTAATATATTTCTTATATTATTATGAGAGATTTTTTTTATCAAAAACTATATAAGATTTTGAACATTTATTTTTATAAATAAGGAAATGCAAACTGTTTCTGTTAAAGAACATGATTATTTAGAAGAAGATAAACAAATTAGAGGACAAAATTATTGTCTACTCTCTTTTATTAGTCCCGAAGATGTTATTGTTAACAAAGAATCATATTTCTTTTCAAAATTTCTTGATAAATTTGGCAAAGATATGAACACATTATTCGATGGTCTTAAATCCAAATTTCCAGACTCGCATGATATGATAGAAACTATTAAAAATAATCACAACTATATACTCGATCCTGAGGAAATGAATAGTCAATACAACTTTTTCAAATCTGTTAATTCTTCTGATATTGAAGCAGATTATCATAGAGATAATAATTTCCAAACTACTATGAGAGGTCTTAAAGTCAGAGGTGTATTTGATACTATTGAAGAAGCTAAAAATAGATCAGAATTCCTTAAAAAAATTGATGATAAATTTGATATTTTTATTGGTCAAGTTGGTTGCTGGTGTCCTTGGTCTCCTAATCCAAGTGATCTTGAAAATCAAGAATATGGCGAAACACAACTTAATACTTTAATGAAGAAATATAAGGAAAATATGGAAAGTAAAGATGAAGTTTTTGAACAAAGAAAACAAGAAGCTATCAAATCCACATCAACAAAGTCTGATGTTGATGATATTTCTGCACAAATGGAAAAGACAGATCCATGGAGTGAACGTCAAAATGTTGAAAACGAAGTTCTATGAATTTAAATAAGTATTATTTTTCTATATTTTTAATATAAAAGATGAAAAGCTTTGCAATATTCCTTTTATTTATTGGCACAATTCTTGTTCTTCAAGGGTATTACAGTCAATCCCATGATAGTTCTAATTTACAAAAAACTAAAATACAATATGTTCCGAGAACCTTTTATGAAGACCAATTAGGTGAAGAAAATATAGACCAGTATTATAAAGGCATTTTTGATTCAAAAAATATAAAGTAGTTTTTATTATTTTTATATTTCGTATGTATAGAATTTTGAAATAGTATGGAAATTAAATCTACTGATTTACTCTACAGTATTTTTCAACATATACAAGGGGATAAATCAATTGATTTTGTTCAATCTTTGTTTCTTAAATATGACAATTTATTAACAGAAAAACAAAAAGTGATTGAAGATAATATTCTGTTTTATAACGAAAAGTATAAGTCTAAAAGAGACCTTCAAAATTATCAATATGAAGAATTCTTGAAACAAAAACAAATTTTATTATCACAATTTAAAGAAAATCCTTCCAAAGAAAATATATATAAAATTATTGAATCTAAGTTTCACTATAGCATAATTGATGATATATTTTCATATGATTTACTGCACAATCATAATCTTGATTATGTTGAAAAACCTATAAATAAAGTTCTGTCACATAAAAAAAACAAAAAAAATCTTAAAGAATCTAAAGAAAAACCCATCAAACCTAAAGAAGAAATCATAGAAGAACCGAAAGAAGAATTTATAGAAGAACTCAAAGAAGAACCCAATGAAAAAATCATAGAAGAACCTAAAGAAGAACTCAAAGAAGAACCCAATGAAAAAATCATAGAAGAACCTAAAGAAGAACTCATAGAAGAACCTAAAGAAGAACATTTTGATACGAAGAAAAATAATGTTTTTAATACTGAAACTATTGATCATTCGAAAAATGTTGACTTTTGGAAGAAAAATAAAACAATTAAGTTCTATTCATTCTATCATCACGAATTTCCATATGATAATCAAGATGCAGACGCTGTTTTAAATAGTCTTTTGACAAGTGCTTCTCTTAACGTATTTTTATACAATAGTATAAAAGATACCAAAATGTTACAGAAAATTGTTGTTCTTAATGCCGAGTTTTATTTTGATCTTGAAAAAATGATAAACAATGAGGAAGATATGGATAATTTAATAGAAGGATATCTTAAATTTTTAGATAAGGATTGGAATAATAAAGTTCTATTTATTCCTATCAACATTGATAATATTCATTGGATTTCGTGCATTATTGATCCTAAAAAAGAAAAAATGTTTATTTTAGATCCTTATGGACATGAAAATCCAGATGTTGCTGATAATATTAATACTTGGAGAAATTGGTTATTAAGTAAACAACCGTATTTATCAAATAAAGCTTTTGAAATTGTTTATGATATACCCAATATTGCTCAACAAAATTTAGAAGATGTTGATAATTGTGGAGTGTATACAATATCATATTTTATGTTTTATATGAAATATGACAAATTTCCAAATAAAAACGATATTGAAGATATACAGAGTATCAGAAAATATATATATAATTATATAACGAAAATTGTGAAATGTCCCATTGGTAAGAAATTAAATCCAAAAACTAATAGATGTGTTAAAGAGAAATAAAAAATAATTATTTATTAAAAGACATGCAATTTTATTTTTCACTTTTTATTCTTGGTGTAATCACTGGAGTTTTTTTATTATATTTAAAATTACCCAAGACTCAAAAAATTATTAAATTTCCTTCACCATACAATTCTGGCAGCATTGTGTATAAAGGTTTGAGCGGAGATTGTTATAAAGTTCATGCAAAAGAAGTAAAATGTAGTGAAAAGGCGATAAAACAACCAATAATTTAATATTCATATTTTGTAGATACCTCTTATGAAAAATACTGTTTTAAAACAATTTTTTGACAATATCAATACTGAAATAGGTAGTATGATATTTAGTTTTATTTGTGGTATGGGTTTATCTATGATTTTTAAATTCAATTGTCAAAAAAATTGTATTTCATATTTAGCACCACATCCAGATGATTTTATTGATAAACAATTTAAAATTGAAGGAAAATGTTTTGTTTATACACCTTATATTGTAGATTGTAATCAAGATGATGTTTTATTACCTTATAATTCAAATGATAATGTGGAAAATCAATTATGAATGCGTTTTATTTATTTATTTTTGTTATTATTATATAATAGATATAAATGGCTTCTCCCCCTGTCAACAATTCAATTCAAATGTCTACG